AAAAGGCCGCTAAAAACCAAGGATACGTAAACATCAAGAATAAGCAGATTGAAGAAAATCCTCGTGCTATTGGTGGCTTAACTGTTCCTGAAATTCAAGACTATCAGAAAAATGTTTTAGGTCCTAAACAAAACCAATGGAACAGGATGCGTAATCGTGGAGAATTGACCAAGAGTCAGGTTAGTGATTCTATGGAGTATTACAAACCCGATAAGGTAGATTTAAAGCAACTCCCTAAGCCGACAAAATCAAAGTCCAAAAGTAAATGGAAAATTAGAGGAGGAGATAGTCCGTTTTATTAAACTATAAAAACTATGAAAAAGACAATGTATCAGCACATGCAAAAGAGAAATGCAATGGCTACAACCAAAAAGAATGGAGGCGAAGATCCACCAACAAAGCGTTCGCCATTTGGAGCTCCGGCTTCAGACACGAAATTATCAACTCCTACTCAAGAAGCTGTAAAAGCTGAATCAATAAAATCAACGAGTGCTAAGTTTAAGACTAACAAAAACTACAACTACGTTGATATTAAAAAAAGATACAAGGCAAGTACAAGTGAAACACCAATTGCCGACGCTAAAAAAGAAAACAAAGGGTTGGAGAAAAAGTTTACAAAAATGTACAACGAAGGAGAAATTTCTAGAGGTGCGTATAAAGATTCATTAATGACATTACAATCACCGGGTACAACAAGAAAAGAAGTTAGACAAATTGCTCGTAATAAAGTAGGGGGAAGTGTTGAAAACGTTGCTATTGATACTGGCAGAGCTGTAAAGAAAGGTGCAAAAAGTGTTGTAGCTGGGGCTAAGCGAGTTGGTAAAGCTATTGCAAAGGCATGTGAACGTAAAAAGAAAGGTTCTTGTACGGCACGAAAAAATCCAACCTTAGGAGGTCAATTCTAATGAAAAAACAAAAATCTTTAATTAATCATATGTATCAGCGTTCAGCGATGTCTCTTGGTAAAAAAGGAGGAGAAAATCCTGTTCGAAAATCTCTTTCTTATCCAAAAGAAGAAATTAAAGGTAAAAAGAATACCGTTGAGCCAATAAAAGAACTTTCTGCTTTTAGAGAAGGAGAAGAAGAGGATCGTAAAACTCTGCGTCTTTATGAAGGCATAGATCAAGGGCTAAGAAACGAATATGAAAAACGTTTAAATCAAAGAGACTTTGAGAACTTGAAAAAAAGAGAAGCTGCTTTAGGAGGACCTAAAAAGGTTAGTAAAAAGATTCAAAGACGTGAAAAGTTTAAAAAGGCTTTGAATAATACCATTATGTTTTTAGGTAGTAAATAAAAATAATGAAAAATTTAACAGAAACGGATTCTTTAGTAGGTTCATGGATTATATGGTTGTCAGCAATGGCAGCTCAAACATTACCTCTTTTGCAGTGGTTTTCATTTGCTAGTGCAGGACTATTGTCCTGCATTGGAATTTATATAGCAATTAAAAATCGTTTAAAAAATGGCAAAAACAAAAGAGATTAAAAAGTGGACTCCAAAACCTAAATCTAGAAAACCAGGTGTTCATTCTAAGAATAATAAACCAGTAAAGCGTTATAGAGGACAGGGAAGAATATGACACTACCAATTTCATTTTCCGAATTCAAGAAAAACCCTATTGCTGCAGTAACGTTTTGTATGTTGATGGTTGTTGGTTATTTATACTATGATAGTGAGAATACCAAACAAGCAATACTTAGAAAATGTGAAAGCGACAATGCTAAAATGAGCAACCGCATTGAAGCTATGATTCGCCAAAACAAACAAAGTGATTCACTTTTGGCGGTTTATAGATACGAAGTAAAGTTTTATCTCAACGCGATTGAGGGATACACAGAAATAATACAAAAATGAAAAATAAAATCGTAGGAAAAAATACTCGACCTAAGAGTAATAAGGCCACAGGAAGAGATTATTCCTATGATAAGGAATATCAAGCAACCACTCCTCGTAAAAAGTACAGAGCTGAACTAAATGGTGAAGCTAAGAAACGAGGCATCTATGGAAAGAGAACTGCCAAGGGTGTAGATCTCAGTCATAAGAAAGATGGTAGTATGGTGCTTGAAAAAAGTTCAAAAAATAGAGCAAGGAATAGAGGTAAGTTATAACTTAACCTCTTTCCATGTTTTTACAGCTCTGCCATTTATATATTCTATAACTGGAATTTGTCTTTTGGTAGGTTGATCCATAACAATCACTTTGTTTTTTTCAGCTATGTGTTTGTGATAGATTTCACAAGAAACAATAGCATCCAATAAATCCGTATTATCCACGAGATAGTTCTTTGCTTCTTCAATTATTAAAGGAAAATAAATATTATCCCAGTTGTGTCTTAAGTAGTCAATGAGATATGCATTTGCTCTTTCGGCCGTGTGATCATTCTTATACCAACCGTATGATTTTAAATCTTCCTTGGTAGCTAAGAATGTTTTTCCTAATGTGCTGGGTCTCCGAGCCAAAAGATCAAGTCTGCCTCTGTTCTTGTACTGATCTATGATAACACCTCCTCGGTTGGCTTCGACTAACATCTTAGCTTGTCCGTAATAATCTTGTAAGTTAATACAGTTTGTCACAATAATGTCAGGGTCAATAGCTCTTTCCATATAATAAGCCACATATCTATTTGCATCAATGTCTTTTACTGTTATGCAGTTTTGAGAACCATCGTTTAGCTTTGCACTGATAAATGGTATTGGATCCATCCCGGCAATGTACTGATGGGCCGGATTGAAACGCTCTAGAATTGAAAATTTACCTTTTGAGTTAGGTATGATGTTGAATTTTCGATCTACATCGCGTTGAATATCAGCTTTTTCTATAGGTGCAGGGTTAGCTAAGAGTATTCTTTCCTGTTCGTTTAGTTTTGTAACCACATCTTGAGGAAGGGCTCCCTTTGCATTGGCACTAAATACTTCTTGAATATCTAGAGGATACTGTTTAATGAAGTTGTCAAGATACGACTTGTCATCCATCTTATCATACAGATCTCTAGTCTTCATGATCCACTCTCTGGCTGCTTTCTCATCTGAGATACCATTAGGACAAAAGTCAAGAATCTTTCCGGTTTCTTTTCCCTTTGCGTCTAGCTCTGGTGCCTGACTAATTCCCATCCAACCAGGAAGAAATACAGTAAGCATTCGAATAGCTTCAGCATTCTTCCAAAGTTCAGCTCCTTTCTTTTGACCAACAACCGAAGATTCCCCAGCACTTCCTCCCATAACAATAGGAGCAACCTTTACGAAACCTTTTTTAACAGATGCCTGTGCTGATCTGTGCACAATGTCAGCCTTTGGATGTAAGAAGAACTCATCCAAGAAAATATGCATAGCACGGAACGCTTCTAAAGACGTTGGCTGATCAACAGTTTCACGAGTAATGATTTTAGAATCTAAACCGTCTACTCTACCAGTTTTTACATCTAACTTACCTAAGTGTAAGTAACCTGCTTGACGAGTAGCAACGACTCCTGGTCTTATATACTCATCCAGTCCATCATAAACTACACGTAACTTATCCTTGTACATTTCCTCCAAACGAGTCTTATCGGCAGAAGTCATCAAAGAAGTAGATCCTGGATTAGTCAGCGCAATCCACATTGGAATAATTCCTCCGAATGTAAGAGACAGACCGGCCTCACGTCTCTTGGTTACCATCAAATCCCAAGATGTTCTTCTTGCTTGATCATAGGCACCATAGATCAGATCGTCCAAATCCCTCCATACCGGTTTCATTCTGTAACCAGTAGCGTCTTTAATTGTAGCCTGTGTTAGAGAGAAGTAATGAGCACCTGTTAGACCAAACCTACCCTCGTGCCAGTATTCTCCTTCTTTCCCCCACCACAAATCCTTTTCTTTTTTTGTGGCGTTTGGATTTAATCCAAATTTTCTACTCCAGATGTCGTATTCGAATTTAGAATGTGAGTTTGCTGCGTTAGGTAGTATGATCATTTTTTATTTTTTTCTTGCTGTTCTATCTAAGAATGATACACCTTCCTCATCATCCTGTTCTTCTGGAAACGCTTCTAATTTAGCCAAGCGTAAAGACTTTGATACTTTATCGCCAGCCTGCAAAAGCTGAAATAAACTTTTTTGATAAATGTCATCTGTTAAATCTAATGTTTTAAGTTTTACTGCTCTAGTTAAATCCTTAGATGCATCAATCATTGTAACGTACAAATCTTTAGCAGGATCTAACTCAACTACCTGAAGTCTATTCAATACATCTTCCTCAGATAAGTTATTATCCTTCATGTACTTAATTATTTTTTCCATAAAATTACTTTTGTCTTAACGCTTTCAGCTCTCGCTTTTTAGCTTCGATTTGTTTTTGGCATTTATTAGCCGATATCTCGTCGTTGTTTTGCTGATAAAATTCAAACCAGCAAAATAGCTTTTCTAATTGTAAAATTCTTTCTTTCATAGTTTACTGAAACTTATATTGTCTGCTAATGAAATAACGGCCACGTGATCACTAGATACAGGTTCACTGGTTGTATTTATTTTAAGCAAAATAAGATAACCAATCAAATCGGTTATTGTATCTTCTGTCTCATCAGATTGTAGATTTCTCAACCTGTTTAATTTGTCATCAATTCTGACCTTAAGTTGTTCTGTGCTATCAGCTCTGCTGAGTATACGAATTGGATTAAGAGCCGAGTCTCCGTATTTGCGGTTCTTTTCCAGTAATAACTGTTTAATTTCATCACAAACTCGTGTGATTCTGTCTTGCGTGTTACTCATATTAGAATATTTTTCCATTTTCAATCCTCATATTTTTTACATGAAATGAGCCGTCCTCAAAAACTTCAACGAAAGCAAAACCGTGAGACCATTTTGTATATCCATAAGGTCTGTACTCTGGCGTAAGTTCACATAGACAACCGGTAGACCATACTCCTACTTGTTCACCGTGTAAGTTACTTTCTGAGTGATGTGATGCTGCGTGATTATGTCCAAACAAGATTGAAGCCTTAGCTTTTAAGAACATTCCTCTCGCTGGATTTACCGGCGAGAAAACGGATTCTCCCATCTCATGACCATGTAAAACAATCAGCTTTCCTATCTTAATCATCTCTCTATTAACCAAGCTGATGCGATAGTCTTCTAGTTTAAGTAATGCCTCTAAACCAATTTGGTGTAGATCAGAAAACTCTCTAGCGTTTCTTATAACGTAGGCTCTCATTCTCTCCTCGTGGTTACCCAACTTGTATATAATGTTCTGAGTTGGAAATAATTCTCTTAAATAACCAAAGAACTGTCTACCCATTTCTAACTCTTCGCTGATCTTAGGTCTTTTGATTTCTTTAGAGAACCTAGAAACATCGTAACAGTCTAGTATATCACCATTTAGAATAATATCTGTAATGTTGTTTTCTTTTCCCCACTCCAACGCAGCAGCCAAAGCCTCTTCGTTGTGGAATGGTAAGTGAATATCGGAAAGAATTAAGTACCTTCCCTTACCTAAAATCACGTGTTCTGGGGCCTCAGCTCTAGAAATAATTCCTAATTTCTTTAAGCCTTCTTTTACAGTAGAGTGTTTAACCTCTGTTATGTGACCTGCGCTAATTACGTGTTTAGCACGATTTTCTCCATGAGCTCCTTTATAATAACGGATTGTATTTCTAGCCGCTTCCGGATCTTTAAATAAACCCTCTTCTTTTGAAAAGATTAAGTGTGCTAGCGTTCTGTTAGGAAGTTCTGGATACTTTGCAATGTAGTCTAAAACCACATTTTGCTTAATTGTACTCATGAGAATATTTAATGGTTATACAAATATAACGCATTAAGGCGATAAAACCTAATCCTTAAAGACAGCTTTACCTAAAAAGAAACCTAAAATAAAACTAATGATTGAAAAAAATAATCCCAATGTGTAATTATTTTCTTTCTTTATTACTAATTTACCAGGAACACTAAAACTGTAAGGTATTGTATCTCTGAATGTTATGGTATCTGGCTTTACAGTAATTGTAAATTTATCTTTATCTTTTCTTATAAATATTTTTTTAGTCTCTATGATTGTATCGTAAGCAATTAAGAAAGTCTCAACGTACTCAGGAACAATGACTTCGTTCTCTGTAATGATTGTATCTTTAACAGTAACCGTATCTGTAAGAACCAACTCTGGATATAAAGTAGTTAATCTGTTGTATCTTTTTTTAGCTACAGGATAAGAAGGCTTACATGCTACAAAGAATAAGCTCATAATTAAAATAAAATAAAAGGTTGTTTTTTTCATGTCACAAATATAGCAAATAATTGTTACAAGATGTTGAATATAATAATCCTTATCGGTAATAAACCGAGTTAATGTTGGGTATATTCCACATTTATACCCTATCGGTAATAAAATATCCATAGTAGAAATATATTATACCTAATTAGGTATAATAAACTCAATAGGTTTATTGAGCACATATTAGTTTACTGACTTATAATTGCTCAATATAAGTTTGTGGTCTTAATGTGTCATAAAAGTTACTTAAGGATGTGGTATTGTGCCTTATATAACACTTTATTGTGAAAAAATCACACTAATCAAACTTAAGACCATGTTCGTTTAATATCTCAAATATTTTTGCTCTTGTATCTTCAAGCGCTTTATGAGTGTCATCTGACATTGAGTCTGGGGCGTACTTAGTCTGAGACCGAAGGTGTTGGTCTAACTCCCACATACATAGTGACCACTTACTACCATTTATAGCAAGATCAAATTCCATTTGATCCTCTGGCAGATTAAATTCTAAGACAGCTTTCATTTGCCACATAGAAAGGATTCGAACCTTTATCTTTCACCTACAATGATGAAGCGTTACCACGTCAGGGACATCCCTAACCTTACGCCACTATGTGATATTTGCCTTTTTGAACGATGTCGAGAAGGCTAACTCTATCTCCTATACGATGAGAACAGATGTCTTGGGCATTGTTAAGAGGCCGATCTGTATTTTACGATCCCCTGATCAACGGGGCTAATATTATTAATATTTTAAACTACCTCACAGTTATTTCCTGCGCACGCTGCTTGGTCCATTAGATTTGTATTGTCACTAATTTCGATAACTTTTGTGACATCAATCTGATGAATCTTTTTAGACATCTCGTCGTACTCTTCCTTCGTAATTGTTTCGAATGGTGTTTGTGGATAAGAACCTAAATCTTCAGGCAAGAAAGATAAGCCGTTGTAATGATTTTGATTTTCCCACAACCATTCTCCAACCATTGCCCACTCGTTTTTCTTAACGGTAACCGTTGCTGAAACGTTATGTGTATTATCTCCATAGATATGACCAGGCTTAATCCATTTCTCGTGAATAAGTTTAACACGCTCAAGAAATTCAATAGCACTTTCTGAACTCCTAGTAATAGCTCCTTTAGGTGCAGCTACTGGAATACTTACTACTGAATTAATAGTGGGTTGGTATACGCAATCCTCAAGAAGTTCTGGATAATAAATTGAAAGATAAGTATAAATTGCTTCGTTCTTACCAATTCTCATTCTGCGAACATAATACTCATCATGCCAAGCATGGATACCAGATGAAGTACCTAGAACCAAAGATGAAGTTCCACTAGGTTTAACTGTTGTGATACGAGCAGCAGGATTGATTCCAATAGCAGCAGCAACAAAAGAGTTAACTCTGATTGTAGCTTCAGCAGCCTCGGCCATATCTAAATCGTATACTTTACCACTTGCAATACCAGTCATACCAACACCCAATAGTGCTTCACGTTCTGTAACCTCTTTCCAGATGGGTCTCAGATAATGAAAGTCTGTGTAAGATGCCTGTAGTGTACCAATGAATGCAGCAGTCTCAGCTCTCGTTTCAAAATCAAATTGGTCAGTTATATCTGACGCATTGATTTCTACTAAGTTACAGAACTGGTGTGAATTCAAACTAATCTCAGCGCAAGGATTTGTTCCAAGTTCTAAATCGTTTGTAAAGAAGAAACCCGGTTCCCCTGCGTTACTATCTTCAACCTTTTTCCATAGATTCAAAAACAATTGCTTATCTACAGATCCACGTTTTAATTTAACACTATTGTTAGCTCTTCCTCTTTGAGGATTAAGATCGTACCACTGTCCAGACTTACAAGTCAACATTTCCTCATCGTCTTCATCGAACAAAGCAATCATTGCTGATCTACGAATTCCTCCACTCAATACCGCATTAGCAATGTGACATAGGATATCGTGACACTCTACAGAAGTTAATTGTTCGCCATCTTTTTTGCGTTCTAAAACCGCTTCAATATGAGCAACACAAATCTTTAATGGTTCTGGTCCTGGTGCTACTCCACCACTTGTAATTAGTCTTTCACCCTTCGCTCTAATAGCACGATAATCAAAGTTTGGTTTCCATGTGCTGAGGCCGAAGTAAGATTTCATTAATACCTTAATTGTATCTGCCCATCCCTCGATGTTATCCGGAATAAGGTAACGTCTTGTCTTAGTTGCTCTAGATATAACCGGAAGTTTAGAAATATGATTCTTGCTAATACTATACCCAACACCAGTACCTGAAAGAAGCAAGAACATTGTTTCATTGAATGCTCTGTAGTCATCGATGTGTAAGTAAGAGCAGTTAAAAAGTCTGGCATTGTTAACCTCAATGGGTTTACCACCAAACTGAAGCGAACGCATTGAGGGAAGTACTTTCTTTTCGTAAACTAATTCGTAATTTGTTCTGATTAACTTTTCGAGTTGAGGAAACTTGCGAATATGCATGTCCATATTACGAGTAATAATCTCTTCCCAGGTTTCTCTGCGTTGTAATGCGTCTTTATATTTTGCATACTTAGACCATACCACAACATCAGATAATATTTTGTGACTCTGTTCCATTAAAAAGCCTTTCCGTGTTTACGTGGACGCGTGCTGTTGTAGTGCATCTTTAAGGCAATGTGCTTCTCTAGATCGATGTTAAGACCACCACACAAATCAAATAAACGAATTGCCACATCTGCCAATTCATCTTCGAAAGAACTCTTAATGTGTTTTTCAAAGTGTTGTTTCCAATCTTCCACATCGTAAGTAAATTCCTCATCTTGGTTATTTAAATCTAAATCGTGACTTAAATCATGAACCATAAATTTGTCTGCGTTAAAGTTCTTGCGCAAGGCTTCTTGAGCCTCGGCAACTTCACTCACAATCAACATTAACATTTCTGATACGTTACGCTCTTCATCCCAGAAGCCGTTCCCTGCTGCCATTCCGTGGCTTGCTCTAATTAAATTATTTATATTCATGGTTTTAAATTAAGTTAAAATAAGGTTAGTTGTTTTGGTTCAATTTCGTTAATGATCTTATCACATTCAACAATGAAGTAATCGTAATCAATTTTGTAATCTTCAATATTCTTTTCTTCATATTTATTAAACGGTTTTGTTGGCCATCCAGATAACAAGTTTATTATCCTTCCGTCTTTGTTCTTTTTGATTGCGGTCCCACCCTGATCTGTTGTCGGGTAGAATCGAAGTATTTTTCCATAGTTCGTTGTTGCCAAAACAATATCCTCACCTTTCTTTTTGGTGGTGTGGTATTCTGCATACCATCCCGAAGTCGCTTTATATCTTCCGCAAAAATCATAAATATTTGTGTTGGCTTTTAAACTTTGCTCTATAGGAATTCCACTTACAAAATAGTCAACTAATGCTTTTGGTACAGCAAGAAAACTATTGTCTTTGTGATATTCCTTAGAAGTTTCAAAGATACCCTTTTTCTTTAACTTTTTATCAACATATTCACCAATATAATTGTTTACATCCCTGATGAACATCCTGTTGTAGTACACTTTTTCCATTATTAGCTTCGTGCGCTGCATGAATTTTTCCAAAATCTGCTCACACTTAACTTCCTGATCTTTTGGTATCCAAACAGTTAGACCATCCGTGTTAATTTGTAATACTCTGAGACCCGGCACAAAATCAACAAATGCTTCGGCTAACATTGCAAGAGACAGTTGTCCGTTTAGTGTGATTTTATAGAAGAAATACCTATCAAAGAACGCACTAGTTTCTTCACCACTCTTACCAAAAATACCATTCAGTGATAACTTTAATCCTGCCTGCTCTGCATCTTTGCCTTCTTTTTGTTTACGTACACGTTCTTCAAAGATATTGTTGTATACTTTGCAGAATACTTCTTTTGGTATGTGTCCTGGATGAAAATCATTCTGAATAGACAAGTTAGGATAGTAAGACTTCACGTCATAATCAATAATCAATCCATCTCCGGCTTCATAAACTCCTGCTGGAGCACATCCATGAATACCACCTACACCAAAGTCATAAATGAAATCTTTGTAGCGAATACTTTGTTTGAATTTTCTGAACGGAGTTACTATCGTTTTCTTGATTTCCTCAAGCATTGCAGAGAACTGAGGACTATTAAACTTAATATAAGGAAGAACACATCTACCTAAGTTAACGGCATCGTACTTGACAGTTCTTTCTTTCAAATCATTCTTGGTAAAACCACTTTCCTGCTTGATATAGTTGACAAAAATCTCCTCACCAATAGAAACATCTGATTTGTTTGTGAAATCTTTACCATACAACTTAGTAAAAGTGTCACGGATATTTATTTTTTCGTGACATAATTCATAGAATGCCTTTGTAGACAAGACATCGTTTAGATTGTAACTCAATACCTCATCCATTTCTGAGGGCTGTACCGCATGATCATGACCAAAGGGCATGTCTTGTACGTTTGACCAATAGATATGGCATTGTAGGGCTTTTAATGACGTGCTACGAGCCTTGTTATCATAGTGATTAATCTTGAAAAGGTCAATCTGCTTATGCTTGGGTCTCAGACCATGATTACTTGCTGTCTCTCTATCCCTAATGAGATTTTGTACAAAGGAATAAACACGAGCCGCAACTTGATCTCCGGTCTTTTTTAAGAACTCTGATTTGTTTTCTATCATATACGCTAATACAATAGAGTCAAATGCTAAATTGTTAAAGCCAATCTGAATTAATCTCTTGCTTAGGTGACCCAGTAAGTCAGGCAAGTCATTTCTCCAAGCACAAACAACAAATACGCTTACATTTTCATTTTCGTCAATGTCAGTGTATGAGAAGAAGTTACTCAGTGTTTCAATATCGTATACTACTTTCATATTTTTAAATTAATTTTACTACTGGTCCAGTTGTGAGATACTCATCGTTACCGTAATCAAAGCCGTGAAATGACATTCGTGTTCCTGGAAGGAGTTTCCAATTTCTTGAAATGACTCTTATTTTTATCTGACCGTATTGCACTATCATGTTTGTTCCATCATCCGACAGAACATCGCAGAACTTTTTACCCTTCAGTCCGTGTCTTAGAGAGAGGTAAGACATATCATCTAAATTGACGAAATCAATCTCTCTTCCTGCCAATTCACAAAACTGAACAATCCTACCGAAGTATAATAAACTTACGTTCATAGACCTATATTAAATTGGTTCAAAAGAGAATCTGATAGAACATCGAACTTACCGTTCTCAGAGTACCTTCCTGTTTTCTTATCGAAGTAATAATCTACATTGCCTAATTGTCCACGAAAGTGATACTTCATTTTTTGCACGTGTAGTGTAATGTTCTGCTCATCCGGTTCTCCTTGGAATCTTCGATGCACAACAATACCAACGTCAGAACTATTAAAGAAGTGACTTGATTGTGAAATATCATAAAGCGTTGGAACCTTGTACTCAGCCCCTAACTTATCCATTTTTCTAGGATGGGCGATAACTGTCACATTAATGTCATATTTAATACTAAATTTCTTAAAGTTTCTCAATAGTTCTCCGATGTTCTCGTGAGTATTATCTTTACTACCCTCAAGTTCAAGATAGTTAAAAGGATCTAAGCAAAGACAGGTAATTCCGTATCTTCTAATCATTCCTTTTGCTAAGGTTAATATGTGATTGATTTTATAATTTTCCATCTCTTCTATGTT